CATTTGCAAATATTGGAGAACAAGAGGTACAAGTACAAGAATTATATGCATATACAACATCTAAAGAAGAAACATTTGGTTATGTACCAAGATATTCAGAATACAAATATATGCCTAGCAGAGTAGCTGGCGATTTTAGAAATACATTAGATTATTGGCACTTAGGAAGAATATTTAATAACCAACCTGCATTAAATAAAGCATTTGTTGAATGTAAACCTACCGATACTACACGTATTTTTGCTGTAGAAGATGGTACAGACCCATTATATTGTCATGTATATAATAAAATACAAGCAATAAGACCAATGCCAAAATATAGTACACCTACTATTTAATGAGTACACATTGTATGAATCCATTTAGATTATCAGAGGACAATGGGGGACATTTAGTTCCTTGTTCTCGTTGTCTGAATTGTAAAAGGAGACGGGTGTCTGCTTGGTCAATAAGGTTAGTCAAAGAGGGTGAGAGGTCTTCCTCTGCCCTTTTTGTTACTCTAACTTATGATACAAAATATGTACCTTTAACTAATAACGGTTTCATGAATTTATCAAAAACCGATTTACAAAAATTTTTTAAAAGATTAAGAAAATGCCACGAACATGTATTAGATGCCAAGTCAATAAAATATTACGCATGTGGAGAATATGGGGGAAAAACAAAAAGACCCCATTACCATATAGTTTTATTCAACGCGAACGCGGAGTATGTTAATAAAGCGTGGGCATTAAATAATAAGTCTATAGGAAATATACACATTGGCGAGGTTTCAGAAGCTTCTATAGGATACACATTAAAATACATTTCTAAAGCTTCTCAGATACCAATGCATAAAAACGATGATAGACAAAAGGAATTTTCAATTATGTCAAAAAAATTAGGTAATAATTATTTGACTGAAAAAATGATAAAATGGCATAAAGATATGCCTGAAGAACGTGTATATATACCTTTAAAAGGTGGAAAAAAAGCACCAATGCCACGCTATTTTAAAGAAAAGTTATACACAGCAGAAGAAAAAGAACAAATAGCATACTATTTTCAAAAAAAAGCCGTTATAGAATTAGAACAAAAGTTAGAAGAATACGGAGAACATTATCAAAAAGTGAAGGAAGAGCAATATCTTCATGCAAAAAATAAAATGTCAACAAATTATTCACAAACAATTTAACAAAATGAAAACTTTAGTAAAAACCTATTTTAACAGAGAAGAACACCCATGTAATTATGAACATAATGATTTACCATCATTAACAGTACCTGACCAAACAATGTCTATAAGAACATTGTTAGAAAGATATGCAAGAGGTTTACCTCTTGACGGTTTAATGAATAATGCAGAATATCAGGAAGGCGAAGAATATGACGATATGCCTGATCCAAGAACATTGGATTTATCAGAAAGGCAAGAATTTGCAGAACAAGTACGCCAAGAATTGGCAGAACTTAAAAGCAAAGCGAATTCAAGTGAGCAGTTCACTGCTCATGAAGAATTAGCAAGTCAAGGCGAAGCCGCGACAGAAACAAGCGAGGAACTCGCTTAAGCACTAATACTACTTGATATATTAGTGCTAATTGACACTAAATGAGAAAAAACCCCTAACTTAGCGAAACTAAGCGATAGAGGAAGTAACGAAGTGGATGATTAAAGAGCGATTGTAAGCGAAAAAAGGGGTTAACTCATTGTCAATTAAAAAAAAACAATATCTTTAGATATGACAAAACCAAAAAATATAACAAACTACAAACAAAGAGGGTTATTATCCCGATTAATTAAAACATTAAAAGCTTAAAATTATGTCATTACCAGCAGCATTATTAGCAATAGGAAAAGGGGTTGCAGCATTTGCAGCAAAAAACCCCGCCGTAGTAAACCAAGCACTAAACACAGGAGCAACCTTATTAACAAATAGACGTAATAGACAAACATCTTTAGATTTCTATGATAGACAACGTGTTGACGCTTTAGCAGATTGGAACAGACAAAACATATATAATAGTCCAAAAGCACAAATGGAGAGATTTAAAGAAGCTGGTTTAAATCCCCATTTAATATACGGTCAAACAAATACCGCTCAACCAATTAGGTCGGTAGACATGAAAGCACCAACAACAGAAGCACCACAACTTAATCCATTTGCACAACAACAATTGCTAAATATGAAAATACAAAATAGTTTATTAGCAGAACAGGTAAAAGGTGCAAAAATTAAAAATGATGTAGATGAAACTTCAATGTATTATGATATGGAACAAAGGTATCAAAGAGGATTATTAACAGGTTATCAAGCACAGGATACTATGTTTAATAGATATAGAAAAGAACAAATGTTAAAGCCTGAAATAAATAAAATATTAGCAGATACAAATTTATCAACGGCAAGAAAAGCACAGGCAAATCAAATAATAACTAATTTAGTAACAACCGAAAGGTTATTACAAAAAAAGATAGTAACAGAAGATTTTGTACAACAAGCGTATACAGGTAGAATAGGTTTAACATCTGCACAAACATCATACACAGATACTCAAAAAAATGTAGCTACAAAAGTTTTAGAACTTAAACAAATGGGACTCACTTTAGATACAATAAAAGATTTATTTGGATTATTAACACCAACAAAATCTAAATTGCCAAAATAATTATTAACAATTAAAACCAAACAAATGCGAAGAAGAATGTCACGCCGTTCATATGGCAAACGCAGAGTAAAACGTACATACTACGTTCAAAGAGGTGGAATTCGTTTATAAAAAGACTGCTCTACAGAGGTGTATCAGTAACCCAGTGCAAGACCTACCCTTCGGGGTAGGTTTACCACCCTTGCAAGGGGAAAAAACCTAAAAAAACAATATTAAAAAACAAAAACAAAAAACAAATGAAGCAGAATTTATTTAATTCGATTCAATTAAAAAAGCCGAAAAAAAATAGTTTCGACTTATCACATGATGTAAAGTTATCAGCATCAATGGGAAATTTAACCCCAATATTAACACTCGAATGTGTACCTGGAGACAAATTTAATTTAGGGTGTGAAAGTGTAATAAGATTCGCACCAATGATAGCACCAATTATGCATAGAGTTGATGTAACAATGCATTATTTTTTTGTACCAAATCGTATTATTTGGTCAAATTGGGAAAAGTTTATTACAGATGCAAATAGCGGAATAGTACCGCCATTTTTTAAGTCAGAAGTTTTTGAACCTGCAAATCAAGCACCAATCTACGGAAATGGTGCAGATAAATTTGCTGATTATTTAGGAGTACCAACACCACCAAATGGCTCTACAGTTACTAATATATCTGCTTTACCATTTGCAGCATATCAAGCTATTTATAACGAATATTATAGAGACCAAAATTTAATAACTCCTATAAATTATAAATTAAATGATGGTCAAATTTCAACATGGGAAGGAGTAAGAAATTTTGCAAACATGCGTAATAGAGCATGGGAACACGATTATTTTACATCATCATTACCTTTTGCTCAAAAAGGACAAGCTGTAGATATTCCATTAGGAACTATTGATAGTGATTCTGTTGTATATACAACAACTGCAGCAGGTACAACATTAACAGGAACAACAAATCAAATAGTAAATAACACTGTATCAACTGGTATAGGACCCTTGGTAAATACATTATTTGCTAAAACATCTGGTAAACAAATAGGTAATACAACTATTAACGATTTACGAAGAGCTTACCGTTTACAAGAATGGTTAGAGAAAAACGCTAGAGGCGGTACAAGATATATTGAAAGTATACTTTCACATTTTGGAGTAAGAAGTAGCGACAAAAGACTACAACGCCCTGAATATATTACAGGAGTAAAAACTCCGGTAATTATATCAGAAGTATTAAATACAACAGGTGAAAATTCAGGATTACCACAAGGAAACATGGCGGGACACGGTATTTCTGTAAGTTCAGGTAAAAGTGGTTCATACTTTTGTGAAGAACACGGATATATAATCGGAATTATGTCTGTTATGCCAAAAACTGCATACCAACAAGGTATTCCAAGAACATTTCTTAAAAATGATACATTAGATTATTTTTTCCCAACATTTGCAAATATTGGAGAACAAGAGGTACAAGTACAAGAATTATATGCATATACAACATCTAAAGAAGAAACATTTGGTTATGTACCAAGATATTCAGAATACAAATATATGCCTAGCAGAGTAGC